GGAGCAATCAGAGGTAGAGATGCAATCTATGTTTGGACTGATACTGCATTGTTCACTCAACGTTTTGTTGGTCAACCCTTTACGTTTGCCTTTGCACAAGTTGGAACTAACTGTGGACTTGTAGGACAGAATGCATGTGTAGAAGTTGATGGTTCTGCATATTGGATGTCAGAAAATGGTTTTTTTAGATATGCCGGTAAACTAGAATCATTACCATGTTTAGTAGAGGATTTTGTTTATGATGATATAAATTTAGAATCCGGTAATCAAATGGTATCAGCAGGACTAAATAATTTGTTTGGTGAAGTAATATGGTTTTATCCAACATCAACATCTTCTGTTGTTAATAGAATGGTTTCATATAATTATTTTGATTCATCACCACAAAGACCTGTTTGGGCAAATGGAACTTTACCTAGAACTATGTGGAGAGACTCTGCTATATTTGGTACACCTCATGCAACAGAATATCAAGCAGATACAGACACATCTTTTGACGTGGTTGGTAATACAGATGGAATGACAACATATTACGAACATGAAATAGGAACTGATCAAAATAAAAATGGAGTTGTAACTGCTATAACAGCAAATATATCTTCTGGAGATTATGATATAACACAACAAAGAGCACAAGGTACAGGACAATCTACAGGTGTTGCAACACTTAGAGGAGATGGTGAATTTCTTATGAAGATAAGAAGATTTGTTCCAGATTTTATATCACAAACAGGTAATACACAAATTACATTACAATTAAAAAATTATCCTAATAGCACACAAGCTAGTTCACCACTTGGACCTTTCACTATAAATTCAACTACAACTAAAGTAGATACTCGTGCAAGAGCAAGAGCAATAGCTATGAAAATAGAAAATACAGCAGCTAGTCAAAGTTGGAAGTTAGGAACTTTTAGATTAGATATACAACCAGATGGACGTAGATAATGGCAAAGATAGCACAAGTAATAACTAGACCTTCAGTAGAATATGATTATCCAACAGCTGAAGCTCAAACAAGAGATCTTGATGCAATTGTAGAAAAACTTAATTCTACATATCAAGAAGAATTAAAAGAGGAGATAGAAGCGTTTAACTTCTTTATTAATTAATGGCAAATCAATTTAAATTTGTAGGCGTAGATAATAACACGACAGGAAGTGCAATAAGTCCTTTAGGATCTGGTAATCCTTTAGTTAGTGAGACTTATGTTATTAAATCTATATTAGTGACATCTGAGGGAACACCAACAGTCACTGTAACAAATAACAGTATTACAGCTATTAAATCAGCTGCTTTGACAGCAAATGTTACAACAGAACTATTAACCAACCCATTGGTAGTAGAGGGTGGAAAAACGTTTACAGTTTTATCAAGCACTAGTGATTCGTTTGACGTAGCCATTAGCTATCTAAACATTAAGAAAGAGGTAACAACATAATGATAGAAATACAACCAGATAAGATAATAGAGAAGATAACTAACAAGAAAACAGGGGAACAATACAAAAATGACTCTGAATGGAAGGCTAAAGGTATATTACCAGAAGATATTAGAAGAGATGTAACTGTGATTATGCCAAGTCTTGATTTATTAGGAGAAACAAAATAGAATAGACAAATGGCCATAACAAACGCACAACAAGCAAGACAACTATATAGATTTGGTGGAGACACTATGGGTGGGCCTAACGATAGATCCACAAGTGGACCAGGGCCAGA